CTGGCGATGCAGCTGAGAAATGAGATCGGAGGGGAAGTTTACCAAGAGGCTCCCCTCTCGCCTGGCTACAGCAGCCAGACACTGAGCCGGGAGCCGATGTTCTACAGGGGTGTGGGATATGGCGGAAGGACTGATAATTGAGAAGCTGCCTGAGCTGGGCCGTTTGGTCCTGGCCGGAGCAGGAACGGTGGGGATCTATTTGTTCGGGGGATGGGATACAATCTTACAGGCCTTGATGGCGCTGGTGATCATCGATTTCATCACCGGCGTCCTGGCAGCATACAGCGAGAAGAAGCTAAATTCTGAAGTGGGGCAGAAGGGCATCATCAAGAAGGTGTGCATTTTCCTGATGGTGGCCCTGGCGCAGATCATCGATGTCTCGACCGGTTTTGAGGAACCGATGTTGCGCACGGCCGTTATAATGTTCTTCATCGCCAACGAGTCCCTCTCGGCGCTGGAGAATATGGGCCGTCTCGGCGTGCCATTGCCTGAGTTTCTTAAAGCTGCTCTGGAGAAGCTGCATAACACTCAGGTTGGAGAGAAGAGATGAGCCATCCTCATTTACAGGCGCTGGCCGATGCTCTTTCCGCTGATACCGGCGTATCCGGCATGGTGGACAGCCGGATCTACAAGTTCCGGGCACTGGAGCAGTCCGGCCCGGATCTCAGGAATACCGAGCACAAGAGCCTCATCTCCTGTGAGGTCAAGGACTGGGAAGGAGGGCGGATCTCCTCCGACCCTATTTTCATTGTGGACATCCGAAGCAAAAATGGGCCAGACCACGGGGCTGAGTACTGCTCGGAGATCGTGCAGGCCATCAAGGAGCTTTTGCAGGATGGATTTGGCCAGGGAGAGACAGCTGTGGCCGTATCCAAGATTTCCGGAGAGGTAAAGTTCGACAAGGCCATCGTGGCCTACCGCTGTTGTCTCGAGGTCCACGGACACATCAAAGTCACCTATACACTCAGTCTCTCTCCCAGCGCTGAATCTCCGCAAGAGGCTGGCAGCAAGGTGGTCTGGATTGCCTCCGCTTCGCCTGCCGAGGGGCTGCAGTACCGTTTCCTGGTGAATGGTCCCGGCACCGGAGATGCCTGGCGGGATATGACCGGCTGGTCTGCAAAGAACTCCTTTTCCTGGCAGACCTCAGAGCAGGATATAGGCGACTCCACTGTGAAGGTCCAGATACGTGGAGGCAGGAACCGGGCGGCTGCCGACGCCGAAGCTTCAGCAGATTTCACCCTGACTGTGCCCTCAGGAGGCGGAGGAGGCTCCAATCAGCTGCCTGTCATCACCGGCCTCTACCCCAGCCTGGCCAGCCCGCGTGGAATCGGCACCGCTCTGGAGTTCATCTGCGTGGCCTCCGATCCGGAGAACGATCCCCTGCTGTATCGTTTCATCCTCACCGGGCCGGCAAC